TGACTCTTCTAATTCCTCGTCAAACTCTTCTTCATAGGATGTTGTCGTAGAACGATGCTCTTCGATTATTGAAGCGCTCTCAATTGCCGCAATTTCAAATTCATCCCAACCTAAATCTTCCAGAAGTTCTGGATAGTACTCGCTTATGTCAAGAAGCATTTCGGACAGCAACTCTGGCTCTGTGTATCCAAGCTCCATCGTCCTGTTGTCTGCAAGGGCAAATGCGATTGCGCGCTTATCATCAGCATCGAGATAAACGACAGCAATCTTGTCCCAACCAAGCGAACGTGCCGCTTCTAGTTGGTGGTTCCCTGCAATCACGGTTGCCGTGCCATCATCATTTTTTCTTGCAACAATTGGCTTTACTTGTCCAAACTCTGAATACGAAGACATGATTGCTTCGACATTCCCAACTCGTGGGTTCCCGTCAAGTGGCGAAAGAGAATCGATATCTACAGCCATTGACTTCAGTGATGGGTGAATATTGTTCATACCTGAACCCGTACGTTTGCATTTAGGGTGCGCATTGCATCAATCGATGTGCGGAGTGATAAAAGCGATTCACGTTTCGTCTTAACTAGCGCTTCGGCAATTTTGTAGTCAAATGACATTTGGTCTAGCTTGTAGTCTGCCCAAGCCTCACGCTCTTTGATGGAGCCTTTTGCCGATAGGTACTCCTTTGCCCAGTTGGACTTGTAATCAGCTTCTTTTTTTGCCGCATCGACAGCAAGTACTTCGAATTTCTCTGTCTCAGCCTCGAGCGCATCAATCAGGCGAAGTAGCTCTTGTTCAATTTCAACTTGACTAATAGGATTAGTTCTCATAAATCTCCATACGCTGCTTTGTAGATGTCCAGCACACTCCAATCTACTTTGTCGAGCGCTGAAACGTGTGTCGATGGCCAATCGAATCGTGCTTTGCCGACCTTGTAAAGAATCATCTCTTCCATTACCCATGCGTCGCATTTGTCGTCTGCCCCAGGGTTTTGCCACACCATTCCGGTTTTTGCAGATATTGAAGAAATAACTTCATTTTTAGAAGCGTTTCCTTTTCCTGTTGCAAATTTGGCACGGCAAGTAGGAGGAATAACAATAAATCCTATTCCGCGTTCCCACAGCAAAAGACGAATTACTCCGCCAAGCTCGCCGATTGAATGGGCCTGCGAATTCCTGGATGAAAAGGAATACCCTTCAAGCACGACAATGTCTATTGAGAACTGATTAATTAGCTTTTCTACTTCGTTTTTTACGTACGAAAGACGATACGGACCAGTTCCGTTGCAAGAGATGATTCCAGTTTCCCCATTGTGCGAATACCCGGTTGATGTTAGCGATAGGTCCAATGCAAGGATATTCACTTTGCAGATACTAATCGAAAAAAGCAAAGACCCGCCGAACATCTAGCCGGTCCGGCGGGTGCTACTAGGGCTGGTGGCGCTCGTGTCTGCCGTCGCTTTGCCGTAGCTTTCGCTACTAGACCTTTTGACCACCTGCCTTTCTTCCACTATGGGTAGATATGGGCTAGATGAAAAAATCGTAACACTAAAAATAAATACTGATTAGTAAACTAATGAAAAATTAATTGTGGTGATTTTGAACATGCAAGAACCGGGTGCCGCACGTTGCCCTGTGCACCCGGCCCTCGCACCTATAACGGTCCTAAGGATTATTAGAGTACAACTAAAATAAATACTGAAAGTGTCAAATAAAAAAAATCAAAGTTATTTTTTCCAACTTTGTTTAGCTAAATCTAAATCAAATGCCAACTGTGGATTATTTCCAATTCTTGTATGGCACGGACGGCAAACAGCAAGAACATTGTCTTCATCAAGAATTGAGCCGCCTTGTGAGCGCCTAACGAGCTCGTGAACATCAACACTTTTTCTTTGAATGAACGTGGCTTTGCCATCATGTTTCGCAAAGACCGGACAAGCCTGACAATATTGACGCTCAGAAAGAATCCGTGCAACAAAGGGCCGTCGCTGTTCATACAGGGCATCCATTTTCTTGCTTCGCTTTTTTGGGGGCCTGCCCCTCTTGATTGGGGTTTTTTGTTTAGGCGGTTTGCCCCTCTTGATTGGCTTTCTCCGTTGCATAGAACTAGAGATTATCTACATCGACTTTGTCAAATTCCCATCTGTTATCTAGCGCTGCCCAAAGGGCCCTATCGATAGATGTTTCTTCAAGGTCAAAATCCCTCAGCATTGAGCGATGCTCTGCAATAGCCCTCTTGAGAAACTCAACTTCTTCCCACCCGTCTCTCAAGACGGTTTCTCCACTTTCAATCATCAACTGGACTTCGTCAAGTCTTTTGTCGACATGGAACTTGAAGCGCGATATTTTGCGAATTCTTGCCTGATATGCGTTCATGGCTTCGCGCAGGAGTCGATTCCCATTTTGCCCCATAGCAGAAAAACGATTCTTATCTGCTTCGCTGTCCATTTGCAGGTCGTCTATTTGCTGTTGCAAATTCTCTGAAAGAAGAACAAGTGCGTCTCGCCACCTGCCCCAGTTGTCTTTTTCCATTAACTGCTTTTTGTGCAGTGGGGTAAGTTTGTTCTTTACTTCTTCAGCCACATAGTAGGCAAATGTGTCGTCATTTATAAGGCTCACTTATTTACTCCATGCAGGACATATTTTTTTGTAACTACAGAAATTGCAGAGATATGACGTTTTTGCTTCGAAGAATCCACTTCTGCAGCAAGCATCAACTTCTGCTTTTGTTTCTTGAACGTACTCAGTCGTCTTGACGATATCTGAATGCGTCACAACCTTTTCAAGTCGAACCCCATCTTTTAGGTACAGCAGTTCAATTTTGTCGACATCGCCAATCCCAAGATTGGACAAAAGAATTGCATACAAAAGAAGTTGAGTAAATTTCTCATCAACATATGAGCCTTTAGGCGTCTTTCCGGTTTTGTAGTCGGAAACGGTAAGCATGAGAGAATCTTTGCTTGGCCCATAGCGGTCAATAAATCCGCGTATCTGCACACCGCCGATTTGGCCATTTAGTTCAAATTCAAGCCCTTTCGGTTCAACGAATTTTGGGTCCTCAATGAGCCATAAGTTTTCGACGCAGAACCAAGCCGACCATCGAAAATCCTTAATTTCTTTTTCTGTGCGAAGAACGCGATGCGCTTCTTCTGCCCACTTGCTTTCCCACATGTCCTTGGCAATCAAACGGGCAGATTCAACAAGACGCATTTCCGATGGAAGCTTGTACAGTTCCTCGATTATGTCATGCACAAAATTGCCCAATACAGCCCAGTGGTTTGATGGGTCGGGTATTAGGTCAATCTTATTGAACTTGAACCTCTGCGGGCACTGATTAAAAGTGCTTAGCGAAGATGGGGACAAGTAGTCAGGTGGCGAAATGTCACTTTTCATCTACTACGACGTATTCACCGCCAAGTGATAGGCGTGTTGCTTCGGCAATCAACTTGTCGAGGTCTGTCTCTGAAACGGTTTCTCGCTTCGGCTTTGGCTTGTTGTTACTGTATGACGCCCAGTATTCGTTCAGCTTGTCCTTGTTTTCTTGGGACAGCGACTTTGCAATTGATGCAAAGGAATCCCACTTAGCCGAGATTTCTGGAGAAACATTTGCTTGCATTGCCTTCACTTCTGCCTCCGAGTCAATCACTTGTTCGATTTCCATCGCGTCCTCGCTACGAGCAAGGTAGAGACCGACACCAAGAGTTTGCGCAGCCTTCTTTAGGGCGTCAGAAATTGCACCCTTGAATTCATCTCCCAGGTCAAGAATCCCGCCCTGCTTATTACGCTTGATTTTCTGACCACCAAAACCATCACGCGAAACAAAGGTTGAAATGTCGTCTCCGTACCAGTCGATGCGTACATGTGCAACAACAAAGTCTGGGTCGATTGCGTCACGCTCACAGCGCACGATAGTGAACGACCATTTATCAACACCGAGTACCTTGTTCAAGCGATTGATTACCTCGCTTACTGGAATGTACTTAAGCGTGGTACCGCTTTTCGTTACTGTTCGCTCCATCTCTTCCGGAAACACTTCGGAGAGATTGTGGTACATGCCGTTACTGGTCATTTTGCTTCCTTCCGTACGATGATGCTGGTTTTTAATTCACCTGTTTCGCAGTAGTTATCTGCATTGATTCCGATGTTGGAAAGTTCTTTCACTCTCCAGTAAGAAGGTTGGACATAGTCCAAAATCTGAATAGCAACCTCTTCAGGGGTCTTGGTGACTTCCCCAGTGTCCATGTCAATCGCCATGCGAGCAAGCTTCGATGCAACGGCACTTGCCAAATCTTTGTGTTGCCATGCGCGACGGTCGTATGAGCTTTTCTTTTCGATAAGGCCCTTACCAGCGATTTTCACTTCTTCGTTGTTGTCAATCATGTTTCCAACAAGCATGGAAAAATCATCGTAAATCGCAGCTAAATCTCGCTTGGCCATGTTGAGCTCGAAGAGTATTGCGCAGGCGTCTTGTGCCTCTGGCTTTCCTTCAATGTATTGCGTTAGTTCTCTGGAGAGGTTGAGCAGGTAGAGACGAACTTCGTCAATTCTTTCTGGTGTCATGTATTAGTAATCCTTGAGTAGGTGGTATTTCCTAAACGACTATAGCGACTCGTCCTCTTTGGGGCAACCCCAGCCCGGTCAAATGTGTAAATGCCCCTACGGCCGAGTCGACCTGGTCGTCATGGTCACAGGCCTCTGGAAATGAAGAAAATTCATCCAACCAGTCAGAAAGCCAAGCACCACGGACCACCCTGACATTGCCATTCGCCGCGGCGGCCGCGAACGGCCTAGCCCGTGTCACCTTATCTCCCGTGCTGCGTATGGACTCAAAGTCATAGCCCGGCACCACATATCTGGCGTACTGGTCCATGAGGGCCTTGCCCGATGAGCCCGGTTCTTGCTCCATGCGGATTGCCACCCCGTGGCCATCT